AGAGTGCCCAAATATAAAGAAGGAGAGTTATGACAATAATACAGGCTACAAACATCATAATATCCACAGTAGCGATTCTTTTAAGTGTTGCACTGTGGATATACATAAAATTAAAACGATAAAGGGTTACGAGCAGGACAATACAAAGATAAAATTTTCTTTTTCAAATTAGTATGGAAAAGAAAATTTGCTCGGCTATTCACGTCAAACTTTACTTCGGCAGAATCGTTCTTTTCAAAAGTTGCAAATATTAAGCAAGAACTATTTCCTGCAAGATTCACAGGAAAGTCAGTTGAAAAGAATTCGTAAGTGCGCTCGGTTCCTGGTGGAATAAAGTGCTCTTTTATAAAACGTCTGGTTAAATCAAAGGTTTTCAGAGTTCCGTCAGTCATTTCTACAGAAATAGAAGATACTGAGAGCGGTACACTAGAAAGATTGTCAAAGATAAAAGCAAATACATATTCTGAATAGTTTTCTAAATAATCAGATTTAGTAATTTGGTACCCTTGACAGCTGACTTGAATCTTAAATCTCTCTTTTATCAAAGTTCTAATCCAAGATGCTAAAGAGAGAAAGAGTGCCAGAGACCCTATAACAGTAGAAACAATATCGGCAACAGTCATTTTATTTTCCTCCTTTCCCATGTACTCGGTATGGCGATACCTGTATAAAAAGAATATTGGAAAATTTATGAAAAGTCAAGAACGATTAGAATAAAAAGAAAGGCGGGATAAAAAACGTGAAAGCTACGAAAAAGCGATTTAATGAATTGGATACCAATGAGAAAATACTGAAAGTTTGCTTTGCAATCTTTTGGCCAACACTCGTGGGTTGGATAATTTGTTGCATAATTGAAATTTTAATTGTTTTCAAGATAATTACATAAGCCTCTATGAAATTTATAGTTAGGAGGTGAGAGATACGCGAGGATATTATTACCCACAAAACGGAAATGCAAAAGCAAAAACAAACATTCCAACAGGAACTTTGCAAATTGAAGTGTCTAATTTACCAGAATTTAAAGAATTGTTGGAACAGGCAAAAAAAGAGAGCGACCAATTGCGGACAACAATTAGCCGACTCAGTAATTTTGATTTAAAGGTAAATTTTTCTGTAAAAGAATGAGAGGTGAGGAAGAAGGCTTATCACCGCTCGTCTTTATCCCGTAAGCAGAATCAAGGAGGTAATGTAGAACAAATGAGAAAAGACCCGCTTACCTATATTGCAGAAAAGATATTAGAAAAGCTTTGCTTAAGAAATACAAAATCTAATCAGGCGTTTATAAGCGCAATGTTAGGATATCTCACTGCACTTATCATAATTTTTATCTATGAGTTTGCATTTAAGTAAACTCGAATTGAAAGGAGCATAGAACCAAAATGGACGCAAAAAGACATATCAGAGAAGAAGAACGATTAAATCGGGCGTTGAGTGGGAAACTTCCAGAATTCTTTAAAGATTTCTATGAAGTATTAAAAAACTACGACATTGATTTAATGCCCGAAATGAGTTTTGACTGTTGCAAATATGCATTAGAAGAAATTCGCTTGAAAGATATTGAATTTCCAGAGTATTCAGTACCCAATGCTATCGCAGCAGGGGTAGAAGAAGCCGTTAAAGTAGCACAGGGAAAATTAACAAAGAAAACCTACACACCACAGGTAAAGATTACAACAGATGACATCACAAATACAAAGGTATTTATAGACGATAAAGAACTGAAAGGAGTAGCCGGAGTTTATTTCTCGCAAAGCTACAATGAGAATCAGGGACTCCCGAACTTATGCATTGCTTTAAAAGCAACCAATGTTACCCTTGATGCCAAAATACTCCCTGCATTGCCAGAGCCATTCAATCAGCATTATATCCCAATAGGGAAATTGATGTCTTCTGAACAGATTCCAAAAGAGAAAGTTATCAAGCTTTGCAGGGAGTGTGGAATCAATTTGTCCTAAACATTATCAAGCTCGGCTGGAGCAGAGGCAAGAATGGGACATCCGTCCTCGCAAGGATTAGCACAAGGAGGTTTACTGATTCCTTTTTCCCAACAATCTGTGTTGAAAATATATGTAACAGATGCAGTTAGTTCCTTGCTGAGCTTAGGACAATATCCACTTACTTTATAGTATTTTTCCATATGTTTCTCCTTTCTATAATACTTGGATGTTTCAGCATCCTGTAACAATATAATAGGGGAAATGTAAAAAAATGTCAATAAAAATATTGGAAAGGAGGTAAATTTTGTGGAAGATATAACCAGAATCGTAGAAACCATACACGGTCAACCATACTATTCGAATAAACAACTCGCTAAAGCGTTCAGTGTCTCAGAAGGAACAGTTTGCCGTAGAAAAAAAGGAATCGAAAAAGAAAGAAAAAGATATGGTAATTATGCCATCATTTCTTCCGGAACAAATCTCTATGCCTACATAGATTACGATAAGTATCACAAAGACTTGGAAGACCCGATTATGAGAAAACACGTTCCGAATTACGACCCGATGCATGTGGCGGAAGCCTGTGGATATGGAAAACGTGTAAGAATGCTTAAATAAAAAAATGTGCCTGAGGGAGCGGCAACTCCCAATGGGCACATAGCAATAAAACCAATTACAGTATACTCCAAAATGGAGAAAAACGAAAGGAAAAATTATGCTTAAAGTTAATTTAGCAAGAGGAATTGTAGAAATAGCCGGAAATGATATGGATTATATCTCGGAATTAGAAACGGCGGTTTGGCTGGTAAAGAATTCGATTTCGGAAGAAATGCACGGACAGATGAGAGAAGCATTTGAAGAGGCAATGCAGGCAGAGGAACGACCGTATCTGATTTGTGAAGAGGACTTTACAAGACGAACGAGAGAACTGTTAGGTGCAAAAAACGAAGCGAAAGAAGAAATCCCGTTAGATGCAGAAGATGCAGAATATTTATTCCGTAAGATTCATTTAGCACAACAAGCCGGAAATGCAATATTACTATCCTATGATAATTACGGCATGGATGTACATATTGCAGTAGGTCAGTTTGATATAGCAAAAGGATTTGATGAGGCGTTTCGCATGTATGCAGGCGAAAAAGGAGAGCGTGAAACGTATGAGAGTTGCATCGAATACCTTGAAGAATTAATAGAAGAGGGGATGAAAGATGGTAATTAATTTTGTATTGCACAAGTACCGACAGACAAAAGCTGCTCTTGAACTGCAACCTGCCTCATCGCGTCTCTTGGAGCGGAAAGCTGCATTAAAGTGGTGGATTGCAAAGGACATAAAGGAAAATGGAGTATTCCAAGAAAAATAAAGAAAATCCGGCGAAAATAATTCGCTGGCAGAACGGACAACTAGTGTGTTTCTGTGGAACGATGGCAGAAGCAGAAAATTATGCAGAGCAAAGAAGCAAAGTGATTAAACAGAATTATGTGATTGTATGAAAAAGAGGAGTCAAACATTTGACTCCTCTTAAGCAAATACCAAAGGATGGTACATGCCAAAAACCTATTTAGAGTGTACTATCTGCAATTTAAAATGTCAAGAAATAATCGGGTGAAAGTCCCGTATAAAGCTTGATAAACGTATTAAG